TTTGTATGCCAAAGATAGCAGTAGTTGGTGGTGGTAATGCTGGATGTTTCACTGCATTGTATTGTGCATGGAGAGGGAAGCAAACTAATTCAGAAGTAGAGTTAATATATAATCCAAACATACCACCAGAAAAAGTTGGTCAAGCAACAGTATTAGAACCACCAGGTTTATTGTGGGCTACGACTGGGTTTAACTGGTATAATAACAATATAAATGCCACGATGAAGAGTGGTATATTATATGAAGGTTGGGGTAAAGTTAATAAGAAAGTATTCGCACCTTTCCCATCAGACAGTATGGCAATGCATTACTGCCCTTGGGAAATGCAAAAAAGTATCTTACAATCTGGTCATTTTAAAGTAACAGAAGGTGATGTAGATCCTGAAGATGTAGATGCTGATTTTGTATTTGATTGTAGAGGTAAACCAAAAGACTTTCTAGAATATGAAGAATTAAAGAATCCAACTAATGCATGTATTCTAGGAGAACCAAATTGGAATACTGCAAAGAATCCTTGGAGCAGACATGTGGCAACTCCTGATGGATGGGCATTTGTTATACCAACACGTAAGAAATCACCATCACATCAGTATTCTGTTGGTTATTGTTATAACTCAACCATAACACCTAAAGAGGAAGCAGAATATAATTTCTTAGAAATGTTCAATGTTGAAGTGACAAATCATATTGATTATAAAAATTATGTCGCAAAGAATCCAATCAAGGATGGTAGAATATTCCTGAATGGAAATAGATTATTCTTCTTAGAACCATTAGAGTCATCTTCTACTCAGACATACATTGAAATGGCTAGAGCAGTATTTGATTATTACTTACAAGAAAAATGTAGTGCAGAATTTGTTGCGAATGATATTAAAAATTATATCAATCAACTTAAGAATTTTGTTCTTTGGCACTATCAGTTTGGATCTAAGTATGATACACCGTTCTGGGATTATGCAAAAGCATTTAGATTTGAGGATCCAACCTTTGATAAGTTTTTAGGGTATAGTCAAATTAGTGATTGTATACCAACATCAAAGTATGGTGGAGCAACAAGGGATAAGTTTTATGGTCAATGGCCAGCATATTATTTTAAAGTATGGAATGAAGGGATGAATATAAAACTAAATACATAAGGAGACCTGCATGAACTAATGGCAACGAGAAAGGCACAAATTGAAAATAGGAATTTTTTATCTCCAGTAGGTTTTAAATTCAATCTGCAAAGATCACCAGGTGTTGCATATTTTTGTAATCAGGCAAACGTTCCTGATTTAAATCTTGGTGTTGCAATACAACCAAACCCACTTAGAGATCTTCCAACACCTGGTGATAAAATTGATTTTGGAGATCTAAATATTAGATTTTTAGTAGATGAAGATCTTACTAATTACATGGAAATTCAAAAGTGGTTAAGAGGATTAGGATATCCAGAAAGCACAGAACAGTTTGATGAGTGGGAAAAATCTGGCACTTCTACAATACCTAAAACATACAAGAATACTGGAGATCAAATATATTCTGATGGAACTCTTCAGATTTTAAGTAGTAATATGGTAGCAAAGTTTAATGTTAATTTTAATGAATTATGGCCTTACTCTTTGACAACTATGACTTTTGATGCTACAGATACTGACATAGAATACTTTACAGCAGACGTATCTTTCAAGTATACTATGTACAATATAACCGATACTGCTAACAATCCTTTATGAGTATAAATCTTGAATCTATTCAAGAGATGTGGGAAAAAGATGCAAAGATAGACAGAGATAATCTACATGAAGAATCTTTAAACATCCCCTCTCTACATGCAAAGTATTTTGAATTATATAATACAATCTTCTTATTAAGAAAGAAGGCAGAACAACAAAGAAAGAACATCCGTCATGAACGGTATGAGTATTTTAGTGGGAAAGCAGACCCAGAAGTATATCAGAAAGATCCTTTTGGAAAAAAGATAAGAGATAAAGATACAATGACCAAGTATCTTGATGCAGATGAGAAACTTTCAAACTCATCTCTTAAGATAGAATACTATGATACAATGTTGGTATACTTAGAAAGCATTCTCAAAGTGATACAGAACAGAACGTATCAAATTAAGAATGCAATAGAATATATGAGATTTCAATCTGGAATGGGTTAATGAAACACATACAAGGAAAAAAACCAAAAAGTTCTCCTAAAGAACTGGCAAGAAAGAAAAGATACTATAAAGAAAATAGAGAACGTATCTTAAAATGGAAGAAAGAAAATCCTACACCCTTAGATGAGGTATATGAAAGGAGAGAAAATGTAAAACAAAAGATGACTGAAAGATTAGGTGGAGTATGTTTTCATACTGGTTGTAATGAAACTAAAAATTTAGAGTTTGATCATAAAGATCCCAAAACAAAACTATTTAATATTTCCCAAGGATATAATCGTAAAGAAGAAGTATTAATAGAGGAAGTTGATAAGTGTCAATTATTTTGCCAAAAACATCATTTAGAAAAAACTAAAAATGATTGGATAAATGGTGATGTTTATAAAGGAATAGTAGATGATAGGGTTGACAAGGCTATCTAAATAGAATTAGATTCATGGGCCTATGTGATTGATTCCTCAGCTAATGTTGTTATAGGAAAGATGAATGAGGTGTTCTTGCAGATTAATGCAGAACCTCATATTCAGTATGAACTACGTGACCACTTTACTTTTGAAGTAGAGGGTGCAAAGTTTATGCCACAATACCGTAAAAGAAATTGGAATGGGGAAATACATTTATTTGATTTAAGAACAAAAAGAATTTATATAGGATTACTCGATAAAATAATATCCTTCTGTAACAGACACGATTATAGTTATAAGTTTGTAGATAATGAATACTATGGTGCTCCCTTTGAAGTTAACAATGGGATATCATATGAAGGTGTTACGGATTATATGAAATCCATATGCTCTCATCCCCCAAGGAAATATCAAATAGAGGGAGTATATGATGCTCTAAAACATAACAGAAAGCTACTGATATCACCAACTGCTTCAGGCAAATCTTTGATGATTTACTCTCTTGTAAGATACTATGTTGATAGGCAGCAAAAAATTCTCTTAGTTGTTCCAACGACATCTCTCGTAGAACAGATGTATAAGGACTTCGAAGATTATGGTTGGAATGCTGAGTCATACTGTCACCGTATCTATGCTGGAAAAGAAAAAACAAATGAACTTCCTGTTACTATAACCACATGGCAATCAGTCTATAAATTAGAAAGATCATTTTTTGAAGATTATAATGTAGTTATAGGAGATGAAGCACACCTATTTAAAAGTAAGTCATTAGTATCTATAATGACAAAGTTACATCATGCTAAGTATAGGTTTGGGTTTACGGGAACTTTAGATGGAACACAGACCCATAAATGGGTGTTAGAGGGGTTGTTTGGGCCATCATATAAAGTAACGAAAACAGATGAATTAATGAAGCAAGGTCATCTTTCTCAGTTAGATATTCAATGTTTAGTATTGAAACATCCTCCTCAGAAATTTGAAACTTATGAAGATGAAATACAATATCTCATCTCACATGAACAGAGAAATAAATTTATAACTAACCTAACTTTAGATTTAAAAGGCAACACGCTCGTATTGTATAGTAGAGTGGAAACACATGGTGCGATACTTTATGATAAGATAAATACTAATAAGCAAGGTGACAGAAAGGTCTTCTTTATTCACGGTGGAGTGGATGCTGAAGAAAGAGAATTGGTTCGTGAAATTACGGAGCAAGAAAAAAATGCAATCATCGTCGCATCCTATGGAACATTTTCTACAGGGATCAATATTAAAAATCTCCATAATATTATTTTTGCCTCTCCATCAAAATCTAGGATCAGAAATCTCCAATCAATTGGTCGAGTTCTCAGAAAAGGATCTAATAAAATTAAAGCAATCCTTTATGATATTGCCGACGACTGCTCCCAGAAATCAAGAAAAAACTATACCTTAAATCACCTCATAGAGAGAATTAAAATCTATAACGAAGAAAATTTTAATTATGAGATAATAACAATTCAATTAAAAAAATAATTATGGAAGACGATTTTTACGCAACAATTAAATTTAAAAATGGTGAAGAGATCTTTGCTAAAGTAGCAGCCTCTGAAGAAGAAGATCGCACGATGCTTGTAATATCTTACCCCATTACTACTGTTGAAATAAAATCAAGAGGTGGAATCGTTGGTTATAAAGTAGAACCTTGGTTAAAGACTACCAAAGATGATATGTTTATTATTAATATGGATAATGTTTTAACGATGTCTGAATCTTCAGATCTTCAAATGATCAATATGTTTCAACAATTTGTTCAAGACCAAGCAAGAGATAGAAAAGGCCAGCCTAAACTAAGTAGAAAAATGGGATATATCTCTTCTGTAAATGATGCTAAAGATATCTTAGAGAAAATATATAAGTCTAATCAAAATAAAGAAACAAGCTAAAGCCTTTTCATGAACCCTGACAGAGTTATTCTACATATTATTTGAGAACTTGTCAAGTAAATTGATAAGTGTTATAATATCTACATAATAGTGATAATGACTTATGATTAAAACAGGCACTATGGCGAAACGAAAAAGGTCAGAACACTATGTTAACAACAAGGAATTTCTTGCTGCTTTAATTAGATATCAAGAAGATATTGAAATTGCACGATTGCAAGATAAACCAAAACCAGTTATCCCTCGCTATATTGGTGATTGTTTTTTAAAGATAGCAAATCATTTATCATTTAAACCAAATTTTGTTAACTATATGTTCAAGGAGGATATGATCTCAGATGGAATCGAAAATTGCGTTCAATACATTCATAATTTTAATCCTGAGAAATCCAAAAATCCTTTTGCTTACTTTACGCAGATTATACATTATGCGTTTCTCCGCAGGATACAGAGAGAAAAGCGTCAGTTAGAAATTAAGAATAAGATACTCGAAAGATCTGGCTTCGATGAAGTATTTTCTGGAGATTCAGTTGACGGTGGAGACACTTCCGACTATAATCAAATTAAAGATGCTGTTCATTCGAAGTTGAGATATTAATGATATTAAAACAAGAAGTCATTGACAAGATTCAATTGGCAATGCTACACACCAAAATGAATGGTGAAACCAACTGGAAAGATGGTGATGAGATAGATGTTTGTCTAGGTGGCACATTTGCAGGTGATAAGTTTATTAGTATTATAAACAGAACTCGTAGTAACACGACTAAACAATGAGATTCAAAGCACTCGTTCATGTCAGATTGAGAGGATCTGTATCAGATGCTGCTGGTAATGCAGTGATGAATAATGTTAAAAGAATTGCCCCCAATCTTCAACCTCATTTGTTGAGGATAGGTAAAGCAATAGACTTTTGGTTTGATGCAGAAACTGAAGAGATAGCAAGAGAAGAGATGGATCTTCTTTCTGATAGGATGCTTGCTAATACTGTGATAGAAGATTGGGAATATAAATTAGAAGAGACTGAAGAAACTGGAATAGGGGATATATCAAATGATAATGCAGGAACCTCAAAACATCATTTGTTTGAAAAATGAAGATAGCAATTATTACAGATCAGCATTTTGGTGCAAGAAAGAACTCCAAACATTTTCATGAATACTTTTTAAAGTTCTATGAGGATGTATTTTTTCCTACTATAGAAAGGGAAGGTATCACCACGGTTATTGATATGGGTGATACTTTTGATAGTAGAAAGGGTGTTGATTTTTCTTGTCTAGGGTGGGCTAAAATCAATTACTTTGACAGACTAAAAGAATTAGGATGCACGGTTCATAGTATTGTTGGAAATCATACAGCATACTATAAGAATACCAATGAAGTAAATGCTATTGATTTACTACTTCGTGAGTATGGTAATGTAAACATCTATTCTGAAACAACACCTATAGAAGTAGGTGGTTTAAGTATTCTTCTTGTTCCTTGGATTAACAGCGAGAATGAAGAAAGAACTATGGCGATGATTAATAAAACAAGATCTCCTGTTTGTATGGGTCACCTTGAATGTAAGGGGTTTAGAATACATAGGGGATATGTAATGGAGCAGGGAACTGATATAAATGTTTTTGATAAATTTGACAAAGTTTATTCTGGTCACTATCATACTAGATCGGATAATGGAAAAATCTTTTATCTTGGAAATCCTTATGAGATGTTCTGGAATGATTTAAATGATACTAGAGGTTTTCACCTCTTTGATACAGAAACTTTGGAGCATACTCCCATAGATAATCCTTATCGAATGTTCTATAATATTTACTATGAGGATACCAATTATCAAACATTTGACACTCGTGAATATGAGGATAAAATAGTAAAGGTAATTGTTCGTAAGAAAACCAATCCTAAGAAATTTGAAAAATTTATCGATAAGTTGTATAATAGTAATGTATACGAACTTAAGGTAGTTGAAAATTTCCAACTCCAAGAGAGTGAAGATTTTGAGGCCTTCGAGTCTGAAGATACACTCTCTATATTAAATCGATACATAGAAGAATCTGAAATTAACCTTGATAAAGCAAGAGTTCAAGAAATGATTCAATCGGTTTATCAGGAGGCGTGTGAGTTAGTTTAATGTATATTCTAACCATTCATGGTAAAGAAAACGAGGGTGCATACTCTGTAGAAAATGATGAGGGTGATCATATCCTATATCTTTTTCAAGAAGAAGATGATGCTACTCGTTATGCCATGCAGTTAGAAGACAATAATTATCCAGAAATGCACGTTATTGAAGTTGAGCCTGATATGATGATTGGAGTGTGTGAACAACACGGTTATGAATATACCGTTATCACTCCCAATGATATTGTAATTCCACCTATCACTAAGCATGATTTTATTTGAAAATATTCGATGGAAGAATTTTCTTTCAACGGGTAATCAATATTCTGAAATTAATCTCCAAGGAACTTCCACTACTTTAATTGTGGGTGTTAATGGAAGTGGAAAGAGCACTGTATTAGATGCACTTACATTCAGTTTGTTTAATAAACCTTTTCGTAAGATTAGTAAAGGTCAATTAATAAATTCTACCAATGAGAAAGACTGTAGGGTTGAACTTGAGTTTTCTGTTGGAACTATTAAATGGAAAGTTGTAAGGGGAATTAAACCAAATTTATTTGAGATATGGAGAGATGATACTCTTTTAGATCAATCATCTTCTGCTAATGATCAGCAGAAATGGTTAGAGCAAAATGTTCTTAAGATGAACTACAAATCCTTTACACAGATTGTAGTTCTTGGTAGTAGTGCTTTTATTCCATTCATGCAACTGAGTGCTACTAATCGTAGAGAGGTTATTGAAGACTTACTTGATATTAAGATATTCTCTTCAATGAATAATATTCTTAAGGATAAGATTCGTATCATTAAAGATGATGCTAGAACTTTAGAGTTGAAAAAAGAATCTCTTACTGATAAGGTAGAGATGCAAGAGAAGTTTATGAGTGAGA